CCCTAAGAGTGTCGTAATTATCTGCACCGTATAGCTGTATTCTTGCTCCCATAAAGTCGGCTCTTAGTTCTGCCTCGTTAAACTTTACTTCGGGAAACACAGCACACAATCTTTTTAATTCATCCCATGCTACTGTCTTTGCCTGCTTAAACAACGGTGCTATGTATGCATAGCGTGGCTGTCTTTTGCCGGCTTGTATATCTTCTACAGAACTCTTTATGAGCTGGTTTATAGCAAACACAGTCTTACCAAATCGCCTGTGACATACAACTACATTAAATCTATCTAGATTAGTATGTAAGTGTTTCTGTAAATCCCTAGGTGTATAGGGAATTACTATGGATTTCCTCTCCTCTTGCATAAATACTAGTGTACTTTGCTATCCTTATCCTTTAGTAACTGATTGGCATCTGCAATATCCGCCTCATTCTGTGCCCATTGTATGTCAAACTGTCTATCTTCTACAACAACATGATGTTTAGGAGACCATCCAGCTTGTGTCTTAAGCCAAAACGTAGTCATACTAGGAGATTCACCACTAACTGCCATCTCATACGCTACACCTGCTACTCGGGCGGTGCGTTTTTCCTTACCTACTAATAAATTATGAGAATAATATTTAGTTAGGGTGGCATTACTTACACCCATTATCTTAGCTATAGTATGCTGGTCTAACCCTATACATACCATCTCCTCTACCTTAGAATAATCGTCATCTGTAGGTTTATACGTCTGCCCTCTTTTGATTCTAGACTTTTTACCTCCAGCTTTCTTAGATTCTGCACTAAGACCACCAGTAGGTCGACCTCGCTTACGCTCAATCTTTAATACAGCATCTGCTGGTACTATACCTTTAGATGATGCTACTGCATATCTTAGTTCTTCTTCTAGTTCTTTTTCTATTTCTCTAATCTCATCTTCTGAGTCTACAGAAATTTCACCTTTATTTGCCATATACTAATATTATACCATAAAATTGCTTATTGTATTCCTAGAATATACACAAAGTTATTCTATTTATTTAGAATGTTGTTGGTAGTTGGTTCAATGTGTGTTTATATGTGTGGTTCTAGGAATAGTGACTTAGTTAACTTAAAATATAAGCAATATTATACCATAAATTTCTTAGTTTGTGTAAGTATTTATTCATTGTGCCCGAATTCTGGGTAGCTGTGCGGGGAATTACTCAAAAAATAATAATTTTGGATGGAGGTTAGATTCTGTGTGTGTGTGCACGCACGATTTGGGTGGCTGGGCTTCCGACTTTCGGGGTTTTTCTAAATGAGAATGATTATCATTTGCATTCTTACTTGCGACTGACTCGCAAATGCGAATAATTCCCATCTACGCTTAATGCGAATGATTCTCATCTAGGAATAATTCTTAATTGCGAATGATTCTCAGTAGCATATGATAGATGTTCTCATTAATATATTTATATGCAATAGTTTTAAATTAATTTAAGAAAGTGCTTGACTTTTATAGCAAGGTGTGTATTATGTAGGTATTAAATGCGTGTGTTTTCCTGTCCATGTGTTGCTCTTTAAAAATCTGGTTAGCGTTACAAGTGGGGCAATAAATCCTAGCTTGTACTTAGTTTAAAAGTTGTAAGGCATACATGTTTTATGCGTGTGCCTTATTGCGTTTAAACTAGCAAGGAGATACCAAATGGAGAAGAAAACTTTCCACATAGGCTTTGATGTAATAACCAATCATTGGGAACATATCGAGGCATTTACAGAGAAAGAGGCTGAACTCATACTTATCAAACAAGCCTCAGATGAACACCACGTTCCCGAATCTCAAATATTGATACATTGTATTGATGAGGACTAGCTAAAAAACTTGGGGCATTCTTCGGAGTGCCTCAACTCTTTTAACTAGCAAGGAGATATAAAATGGAGTTAAGCGAAGTCATAAAGATAAGGAGAGAGTCGGAAGAAGAAGCAAGATTAGATATACTCTCTCACATTATCGGAAATGATTATATTGACTCGTACACAATGAGAGATATAATTGACATGTACAACATAGAGCCTCAAGAACTCAAGGAATATTGCTTGAAGTATTATGAAGATACACACGAATATTTCAAAGAGTTATGGGAAGAACTCGGGTTGCTTTGCTCAGAGTGTGAACATGAACTTGATGATGAGGGCTTATGTTCTAATACTGAGTGTGAAGAGTGTGATGATTCATACTTGAGTGAAGAACAACTCGAAGAGAAATACAAAGAGAGTTAGAAAAACTTGGGGCATTCATAGAGTGCCTCAATTCTTTTTAACTAGGAGAAATAAAATGGAAAGAGATGTTAAATACATAGCAACAATTAAAAAATGGTTTGACAATGTCAACGGGAACACATATCATAGTGCTAGAATTTTAAGACTCAAAGATGACGAGGAAATAAAAGTCAAATGGCAATATGGATATGAAGAACAGTACAAGCAATCATGCTTTGAAGAAATGCAAAAACAAGCATGGATTGTAAAAACTGATAAGTATTCCGTTAATTTTTGGCAAAGAAAGAACAATTACCCAATTAAATGGATAGATACAGGTCATGGTTTAAAGCGTGATATGGTTTCATGGGGTGGTGAATAAGTTGTAAAAACTTTGGGCAATATCGAGGGCTATTGTCCAAACTCTTTATAACTAAAGGAGAAGAAAAATGGAAAGATGCAACAATGAAGTAGAATACTTTATAGATAATGGTTACGAATATAAACCAGTATTTACTAAGTGTGGTTATACAAATCCTTATGGTAGGATTGCAATTTGTGATGATTGCGAGAACGATAAGGAAAAGATGAGAAGTATTAGAAACCACGAGGAAAATGTCAAGGCAGATAATGATTGGCTGACCTCTGCGGGTTGGGGAGAAATATAATGGTATTATATCGTTGTAATGAATGTTATTATTATCTAAAGGGAAATGAGGGTTGTCATACTTATAACCCCACCCAATTCTTAAAGGAAAAATTAGCACCCTGTTTAGATGATACTTGGAAAAAGGGAACTACTTTCCCTCTATTTTATGAAATGCCTTATGGCAAGGAGATGCTCAATGAGAAAGAATAAAAGAACTTGGCTAAGACCTAGCCAAAAAGAGATGATTGCTAAAGTATTAGTTTGGGTTGGTTTCTTCGGGATAATATTTAATAGTGCTGTATTGATATGGCAAGTACAAGTATTTATCCAGTTGAACAATCAATTCAACTTCTTTTCTAAATTAATATAGGAATATCTCCGAGTGCTGAGTAACACTTACTAAACTGCTCACTAAATGCGTACCCAACTACAATTTAGGGTAGCAAGGGAAATTAGTAGTTAATGAACTTGCCTTTTAGTTGTTAGAAATATAGGCTATTGCTATTGACTCATGAGGGCGATAGTCTATACTCCTATTAACTAAGAAAAGGAAAAAATATGGGATTAGATATGTATGCGTGGAAAACTAAGGCGAAAGACATTGAAGATGGTCAAGAGCCTTTAGCCGATTGGAGAAAACACAACAGGCTTCATGGTTATATGGAAATGCTTTGGGAAAGTAAAGGCAAACCATTAGATACTGAGGCACAAAATCCAATGGGTAGTAACTTTAATTGTATACCTTTAGAGTTAGATAAAGATGACTTGAAAGAGTTAAAGATGACAATTAAAGCACATGCGTTGCCCGATACTCAAGGCTTCTTCTTTGGTCATGATAGTTATGACTACGACACAGAAGAAGTCAAAGAGCAGAGGGAGTATGACCTTGAGTTTGTTAAGAATGGACTCAAGGCAATTAAAGATGGATACAAGGTTGTGTATTCTTCTTGGTGGTAAAAACTTAGGGCATTCTTCGGAGTGTCCTAACTCTTTATTACAAGGAGTCATAATATGACAATGCGAAACTGGTCGGGAGATGCCACAGAAATCTTCAAAGGTAAGACTGTTGATAAAATTAGATATACGGCAGAAGATGAACTTGAAAGTCTTGGTTGGGATATATCAACACCAGTAATTTTCTTTACTGATGGCTCATGGATATTAGCCAGTAGTGATGATGAGGGAAATTATGGTGGTGCTTTCTTTACATCTTCCCCTAAGATGGAAGTTATACCACAAGGGGGTAGATGATGTATACAGAAAATGTAAAATTAGCACCCAAAGGTCTTGGGTTTTACAATGTAACCTTAACTAAATCAGTAACATTTGAAGATACCTTTGCATATAGTCAAGAAGAAGCAGAGGAATTAGCACTTAGTAGTTTTTATGGTGGTGGTGGTCAAGGTAGCTTAGATGATGCACATGTTGAAGCAGAAGCACACTTGCAAACTAATGACCGAGCAGAAGTACAGGAAATGTATGAGTGTTGTTGGAATGAAGAACCTATTGCCGAGCCGAGAGGTTAAGTTTTGAATGAGAATACAAAGCTAAAGGTAGAAGAAACTGTGTTGACATTTAGTACAATGTGTTATCTAAGTGTCAACATACTTATATGGTTATATTTTTTTGGAGTATTAGAATGAATCCTAATAACAATAAGAACTTTAATGACGAGGCACTAAGAATTAATCGTCAATTAAAGAGAGATAATGACGCACTCAAAGAAGAAATTAAAATTCTTTGGGCAGATATTAGTGAACTTGAGCAGAAATTAGCTTGGCATACTGATAATGATGCTCACTTGGTTGAGGAGAAGAATAATGAGTAACGGAATGTTTAAATGTATAGATTGTGGCGAGAAATATAATCACTCTATGGCAAGTGTAAATGATGTTGCACTTTGCAAATGGTGTGATACAATAGAACTTGAACGCAATGCTTGTTCAGATGATGAGTACGCTGACAAAGGTTTAAGTCGTGGAGATTTCATAGATAAGGAGTATACATAATGGATATTAAGGGTGCAACTGAGGAAGGTTGGATTAAAGACCTTGAAAAAGAATTAACTAGGAAGAACAAGGCTAAGAAAAAACTTAGAAAAGAAATTAATGACCGAATTGAAAAGATTAGGTTAATTGAAGAAGATACCGAGTTAATATTACAGAAATATCTTGGTGCTAATACACCATCAAGAGAAGATGTAGAGTTTGAATTGATGTATGATAGAATTAATAACTAGGGAGAACATATGTACGAAAGTGAACTTGAAGAAAGTGATGATAGAACTTGCGTAGATTGTGGAGATAAGACTAATATTTATATTTGTTTTATACATGATGACGAGTATTATTGTCCATGTTGTTGTCCTGATGGATATGGAGGATTGTAATGAGTGGAATTAAAAGATATATTAGTTGGTGCGAAGATAAGGGCTATGTTAACGAGTCTGGTGAGGTCGAGAGCATGGATTTTGTAGACGAATACCTAGAAACTAAGGAGTTTGAAAGGGAACAGAGAGAACAAGCCTTAAAAGTAGCTTTAAGCGAGGCTGACGAGGACTCCTTGTTTGGTATGATGCACAAGTTAGGATACTTAGTGCAAAGGCATGAAGATTTGAAGAAAAGCTAGGGCAGAAATGCCCTCTTTTTTTGTGTCTTTTTTTCTTAAATAATATTTATAAATTCATTGACTATTAGCATTGACAAACCATTTCATACATGCTACAATAACCCCATTCTAAGAAAGAAATACATTGCACCCACCACCAACAACATTCCAAATGTTAAGATGAGTCAATGTTAATACTTAGTATTACTAAGAGTGTAGTAGTTTTTACTTCCATTTTTTCTACTACACTTTTAGTAGTATTATTACTGCTAGATGTAAAATTAAATGTTAACTATAAGGAGATGTAGAGATGAGTGATTATATATCATTGACAGGTGAAGTTGTGTTTAACAAGATAACACAGCCTGATGTGTACAAAAATCAAAGTAAATATACTATGACAATATCTTTGGACAAGTCAGGTATCAAACAAGCAGAGAAGAATGGCTTAGTGACTAAGGAGTATGAGGGTAAGACTCAAATTACTTCTAAGCGTAAGGTAGACTTTGGTCAGCCTAAGATTTACAATGCAGACAAGGATGAGGTAGATGCTACTCATCTATCTTTGTTTGGAGATAAGGTAACTATGCTTGTTAAGAAAGGTAAAGAGCCTTATGATGGGTACACTTACTTAGAGCGTGTAAGGGTAGATGAGAAGGCAGATGGGGTAGATGAGTATGACCCTTCTGAATTTTAATTTTACTTTTAAAATAATCTAGGTTATAATAGGGGCAACTTTGGTTGCCCTTTTAATTTATTGAGGAGAAAGATGGAAAAGAATACATTAGTAAAGAAAGAACAATGCCCTAACTGTGCCAAGCTAGGCAAGGATAAGAGCAAAGATAATTTAGCAGTATATTCAGATGGACAGACACACTGTTTCTCCTGTGGAGAGCATGGCTTTGTCGAGCATACTGACAAACCTATACAGATTACAGAGAAAGAGGATGACTCTTGGAAGCATGAGTATAGGGGTGGGTATTACACATTACATGACAGAAAGCTACGAGCCGAAACTTTAGAGAGGTACAAAGTTAAGTGCGAGAAGGATGCTAAAGGCAAAGTAATTAAGCACCACTACCCTTACTACAATCAGAAGAACAACATGGTTGGTATGAAAACTAGGATGGTGGCAAGTAAGTCTTTCTTTGGTAAGGGAGATACTACTAATCAGAATATGTTATTTGGACAGAGTTTGTTTCAAGGTGGTGGTAAGTTTGTCACAGTGTGTGAGGGAGAGTTAGATGCTATGTCAGTCTATGAAATGTTTGGTATGCGTTACGCTTCTGTATCAGTTAACAATGGTGTACATGCTACTGCTAACATTAAAGCTAACCTTGAATGGCTTGACTCATTTGAAACTGTAGTCCTATGTTTTGACAATGACCAAGCCGGTAGAGAGGCAGTAGAAAAGGTAGCACCAATACTTGGACCAAACAAATGTAAGGTACTAACACTAGCCAAGCATAAGGATGCTAGTGATTACTTGAAACAGGGTGATGGTAAAGAATTTTTAGAGGAGTGGTGGAATTATTCAAAAGATTACACAGTTAGTGGTGTTGCTACGGTTGAGGATATGAGGGAAGCATTGCTTGACTACAAGAACACAGAACTTGTACCACTACCTGAAGCCTTTGGAGACCTTAACTATATGATGAGGGGTGGAGTAGCCAAAGGGGAACTTGTATCTATCATAGCACATACCAGTATTGGTAAGACCACCATACTTAACGAACTCATCTACCACTTTGCTACAGAAACAGAGGAGAAGATAGGTTGTTTCATGGTAGAAGATAATATTGATGAGACAATTAGGAAGGTGGTTAGTGTACACACAGCAGAGAACTTACAACTTGTGAAGCCAACAGAACTAAATGTAGATAACATCATGGACAAGGCTATTAAGATAGGCTTTGGCACAAAGATACAATTACATAATGATGGTGGTGGTAGTATTGACATTGATGAGATGTTTTCTAAGATAAGATACTTTGTAAAAGGTTTAGGTTGTAGTATAATATTAGTAGACCCATTGCATACTGCTATTAAAAATTTAAGCAATGAGAACATTGAGGAAGTTATGGATAGGTTTATTAAACTATGTAAAGAAACTAAGTGTGCAGTTATACTGAGTACACATACAAGGAAGCCTGATGATGGCTCTCATCCTCATAAGATTAGTGAGTATGATGTTAAAGGTAGTGGTGCTATACCTCAGGCATGTCATACCAACATACTATTCTCAAGAGATAAGTTAGCAGAGGATGATTATACTAAGAACTCAACACGCATTAGAGTACCCAAGCTAAGAAGAACAGGTCAGACAGGAGAAGCCGGTTGGACATACTTTAATCCTGAGACAGCTAGGCTAGAGAAAGGTGTTAACCCTGATGTGGGTGGATGGAGTAGTGATGGCGATTTTTAGTTGTGACATAGAAACTGATGGCATAGAAGCCACTAAGGTGTGGTGTGTTGCAGTACAGAATGTATACACCGAGGAAACCAAAGTGTTTTACAAGTCTGAGGAATTCAGTGAGTGGTTAGATGAGCAGACTCTAGTGTTTCACAATGGTATAGCCTTTGATGTACCTGTCTTAGAAGAGATTTGGGGCATAAACTTTACTAACATAACTATAGAGGACACTCTTATAATGAGTCAGCTTGATAGTCCACGCAGAGAGGGTGGTCACTCACTATCTAACTGGGGTGAGTACCTTGGCTATCCTAAGGGAGACCATGAGGACTGGTCAAAGCTGACCCAAGATATGGTAGATTATTGTATTAGAGACACAGAGATAACTAGCAAAGTCTTTAAGATACTTAGGCAGAAAGGACTGAGCCAAGATGCTAAAGAGTTGGAGTATGCAGTCAAGAGACAATGCACTATACAAGAGAAGAATGGTTGGCTCTTTGATGAGCGAGGTGCAATAGAAATACTACAACAAGTTAACAATGACTTACGAAATGCAGAGGAAGAAGTGCATAAGACATTCAAGCCTCTACCTGTATGGAAAAGCAAGACACCAGTCAAGAATAGATTTAAGAAAGACTTTACTAGGACAAAAGGATACCAAGCAGAGGTAGAACTGGAGTGCCATACCAATGAAGAAGGTGACTATGGTTACTGGGCATACCCCGAACTAAACTTAGGTAGCAGACAACAGGTCGGCAGACATCTTATGCACTATGGTTGGAAGCCTGAAGTGTTTACTGAAACTGGCAGACCTAAGGTTGATGAGTCCACACTTAAGGATGTAGACATACCTGAGGCACAACTCATTGGAAGATACCTTATGTTACAGAAAAGACAAGGTCAGATTAACTCATGGCTTGATGCATTGGATGAAAGGACAGGCAGAATACACAGTAGAGTACACACTATGGGAACTGTGACACACAGGATGAGCAGTAGTAACCCTAACTTACAACAAGTAACTGCTAGTGGTAAAGAGTATGGCTCTGAGATGAGAGCCTTGTTTACTGTTCCTGAGGACAAGGTACTAGTAGGTGCTGACCTCAGTGGACTGGAACTAAGATGCCTCGCCCATTATATGAGAGACGAGAAATACACAAAGGAACTACTCACAGGTGACATACATACTGCCAATCAAAAGTCAGCCGGATTAGATACAAGAGATAAGGCTAAGACATTTATATATGCATTCCTCTATGGTGCAGGTGACAAGAAGATAGGTAGCATAGCAGGTGGTGGTGTAGAAGAAGGCAAGAGACTTAAAGAAAACTTCCTTAACAACACACCGGCATTAAAGAAACTAAGAGAGAGGGTAGGCAAGGCATCAGACAAAGGATACCTCAAGGCATTAGATGGCAGACACATTAGAGTTAGGAGTGAACATGCATCACTCAACTTTTTATTGCAAAGTGCCGGTGCTATAATAAGTAAGAGAGCATGGGAGATATTTCATAACATGGCACAGTATGAGGGATTCAAGTACAAACAACTGGGTGTCATACATGATGAGATACAGATTGAGTGCAGTCCTGATGATGCAGAGGCACTTGGATACTTGATTGTAGATGCTATGGAAATGACAACAGAGTATTACAAACTTAACTGTCCAATTACAGGAGACTTTAAAATAGGGAGGAGTTGGAATGACACCCACTAAAGAAATTAAAGTGCAATGGAATGAGAATAGAAAGAAAGACAACATCAATCCGGAGCATTACACACAAGGGATAGAGTGCATTGATTATATCACTTCA